GCGCCCGATGCGCGCCGACGATTGGTTCACCAAGCAGAAATTCATGCAATGCGGAAAGCGTCATGCGCTGGCCAGTCAGAAAAATTGTCTGTTCGGTGGTACAAATAAGCTTTGGCCATTTTATTGTCCTATTCAAACGGCCAAATTCAATTTCCAGCATATCGTGGTCAAACGTCATGTTGTGTCCGATGCAGCAGGTGGCGCTTTCAATCATCGTCTGTATGCGATCAGCGATGAAACCGAAGGGCGGTGCATCAGCCACCTTGGCTGCGTCAATGCCTGTGATGTCCGTGATCTGTTTCGGGATGCCCTTGGTCGGCTTCACCAGACTGTCAAATTCATCAATGACGGTTTCCGTGCGCAGATCAGCAAGACACATATAGATTTCAATCACCTCCGGCTGGCGCTCCTTCCTCTTCACGAGGTTGTCTATCAGCCCGGTGGTTTCGGTGTCAAGCAGCAGAGCGATCATCTATTTCTTTCTGCAGGGCTGCATAGACGATGGTGTCAATGGAGCTGTCCTGATGGCCACCGTTGTACCATTGCGCGGCGTAGCGCGTTTGCTTCACCTGTATCATCATGAAGGTGTATAGTCGCTGCCAGTCCTTCGGTGTCTGCATCGTCAGGCCACCGGGAAACATTGCAGCCATTACATTGCCCAGCCGCACGAAATTGTCCGCATATACATCATTGCGCTGCTCGTAGGTCTGCATTGCCGCCTTCAATGAGTCCGTAGTGTTCATTTCGGTATCCTCTTGATGTATTTGACATAGGCACCGGGCGTCAGTTTATAGATTCTGTACTCATAAGTCCTGTCATTGAACGCTGTGTGATGCTGGGTCAGCGCGCGCTGCACGAGCTGCTGGTCGTCAAGATGGGCGGGGAAGTCATCATCACCAACATGGATGCCAACGTGCGCAACAAAAGTATCTATGCCGTGAATGTCATACGCCGGATGAAACATGCACCAGTGCAGGCCCAGCGTGTAACGAATGATTTCAAGCTGGATGCCGAAGTCCTCATTGAACTGCAGCTCGGCAACGTTGATGCCTTCCCATGGGACCAAGCCACCGTCGCGGGCGACGCTGACATTGGCTGTCACGGTGTCCTTTGCCCATGTGGCATTATGCAGACCAAACTGGCGCTTGACGCGTTCGGCTTGTTCATGGGTGGCGCAGTAGTATGCAATCTGGTCCATCTTCATCGTCGTCTCCTGTCATATGCGCGCTTGATTGCATCATATTGTCGCGGGGTTAGCCTGCCTGTACGCTCCCAGAAATCATGAACGCTTTCTATAAATTCACGGAACCCGTCAGTTGCCGGGACGGTGTCAAACAGCACGGCAAACATTCTATCAATATTGTCAATGTCCGTATGTGCGGTGTACTGCCGTTGCTGCTGATCTTTGCCGTTGCAGAACTCTTCCCAATTCAAATTGTCCTCTGCCAGCATCGCATTGGCCATGCGCAAGGCGGTCAAGGCTTCACCATCCATATCAGATGTGGTCATCATCATCAATTTTATAAACCGCCCCTTGTTCATTGGCCGTATTCTATAATGCTGCCGTGCAGATGCCGGTGCCGCTGCTTGGACTGCAGCAGCCAAGCGAGCAGGTCGGCTATGGCGGCGGGGTCAATCCGTGCAGGCGGCGGCGCAAGGTTGCGCAATACGCGCAGGCGCGCGTCCACTTTATTGGTCATGCCGGTGCCTGCCAGCCAGCCGGGGCTGATGCCGAATACGATGATGTTGTGCAGCTCATGCGCCATTTGCCGCGTCACCATTGCTGCCGCTGCCTTGCTGGCATTGTACAGCAGGCTATAGGTCATCGGCTGTATGGCGGCGCGGCTGATGATGTTTACAATCGTGCCACCGGCCAGTTGCGGCAATAGCGCCTGTGTGCAATTGACGATGGCCCATGCATTCACGTCCATCAAGTGGTCCCAGCACTGCTTCGTGAGTTGGTCAAAAGGCGCGATGTAATTGATGCCAGCGCAGTTGACCAATACGTCCACCGCAGGCAGGCCAGCGGCGGCTTCCATGATCCGCGCGCCGTCCGTCACGTCAACGCCGGTTTCCAGTGACCAGTCGATGACTGTAAAATCATTCCTCAGGCTGTGAGCAATTGCCTTGCCCAAGCCTGAGGAAGCACCTGTTATGACTGCACGAGACATTAAGGGCTATACTACTCCAGAAAATCCAGCAACACGAGCACGAAGATTATAAGTACGAGCTGGAATTCCCTGAGCACGGCGCTCCCGACGAGCTTCATTAACTTGATCTTGACGTTCTCTAGTTGGTGATCTAACTTTTGTCGTTCGACGGAACCGCAAATTGTATGCACGAATACGAACCTCATCGTAACGCTGGGCATCGAACAGCATAAGTGATCTCTTTACATGCAAAGGTGTATCAGCGACGTAATGATACCCTTTATAGTTAAGCTTGATATGGCCAGCATCAACACGAATATGATGATTGCCATTAGGATCAAGGCCCTGCATGATTGAATAGAGAGCCATCCGATGCCAACATTTTTTAGGATGACAAAAGCCATTTTCCCCGATAGCATCCTCCAAAGCTGTACGTGTTGGCACCACCGTCAACATAAAGCCTTTTGTACCGGCTCTAGGTGTTTTATTAATGTTAGGCATCGTACGTCCTTTCTATATGAGCGAAAAATCTTCGCCTAGTTTGGCTTGTCATCAAGCTCAGGAACAAGCACGCCTGATCGTAAAGAGTCTGCTGATGTTGAATTTCAGCAGCAGCCTCGGTTGGCATCCGTTGTCTTCTGGATACCCTGCGTAATCGGCCATCTCTACCTTGACGTGGTTCAACTGACTCGACGGAGTCAGTTGAAATGGCCCTTTGTCTTCTGACAACATTTAAACTTACGCCAGCACGATGAGCGTTTGCTCTATCTGAGAGTTGCGGAGTTTCCGCGAGAACTGCTCTTGCTCGTTCTGCTGGTGTTACATAAGGCACACCACAATCACATGAAGCTTCTGCGCCACAGCCAGAGCAGACTAGGCGATTTATTCTAGTTCTAAGTCTCACCACTGGCATAATGTGTTTCTCTATGATGCGTATTTTCCAGAGCACGACAATAGGCGTCGATGATCATCTTGAACAGTGCTTTGCGGCTTGGATACATATCGCCGTACATGCCAAGCTCCATGGTTAGACTTTCCAGAAAATCAAAGACCTCTTCAGGTGTCTTGATCATCAATCCTCTAGGGTCTATGCCACTCCAATTACTGCTCAAGAGCACCGTAGCTCCGGTGGCAACAACTTTGCGATTTTCCAGCACAGCAATCAAGGCGGGTTTAACGTCTCTGATTGAATTATTATGTGATTGCTGAAATTGTTGGTGCGGTTGACTATTGCCATTCAGCCCGAAGTTTTGCCGCATATAAGCCATGAGATTTTCACCACTGGTATTTTCACCACCAGCACCGATCATCAATGCCTTACGGTCATCTCGGCTACCATGCCTGATGGCGCGATATACGGCGTTTTCGAAGGGAGTCATATCGTAGTCTCCTGTGATTGGATTGTGAACCGATTTGACTTACTTTTAAATTTTACTTTAGTTTATTTGTTTTTGTAAATCTCTATTCTTACACCACGTTCTCGGTTGGTTGTGGCTTGATCAGCGGTTTGCCCTGCGCGAAGCCGGTCAACATGGTCTTGAGTTCTTCCAGCCCGCAGGCATGGGCGTCAACGCTTTGCTGCAGCATCACGTTAAGCGTCGGGCGCTGCGTGGTGAAGGCGAAAATCCTGTACCAGTGCTGTTGCAGATTATATCGCCTGATGGCGTAGGCGAAGCCCATTTCCCAATAGGTGCCGGTGTCGTGGTCGTCCAACAGAGCGAGCACAGCGTCAGCGTTGGCGACGTGGACGCAATTTGTCTTGAAAATCTTGGGTGCCTGCGCGATGCGCTCCGCAGGCGTCATGCTTTGCAGGATGCCGTCGCTGCGCGGACTATAATAGACCAAGCCGACTTCATGGATGAGCTTTTCCACTTCCTCCACGATGGCAAGCTGCTTGTGACTGAAGAACGGAGCAGCAATATAAATCTGTTTAACACGTATCGGCATCATGTCAATTCCTTCTGCCAGAGTTTGCCGCCGCGTGACCATGCTTCCTTCTGCATCTTCTTCAAGAAAGGCGTCTTATCGACGGAGTACAGATTGCAGTAGCGCGGGCATGGTGTGCCGGGGTCATTGCCCTGCAGGCGCGCTTCAACGTCCACCTTGTAAGGGCAGTTGCCGTCCGCGCACGGCAGCACACCGGCTGTAAACAATCTTGTCAGATGTTGCCACAGATCAGCCTGCGCTATCCAGCAGGCGCGTTTGCCCATGATGGACTGCCATACGTCCTTGCGTGCGGTGATGCACATGCTGATGGGGACATTTAACTGCAGCGTAGACAATTCCTCAGATGTCATCATGTCCAGCAGATTGTCCACAAACTGCAGCTCCCGATGCCTGACGATTTGCGCACGCAGCCCCAGCGGGGCGATTATTGCAACCTTCTGGAAGTGCGTGTCGTCATGCAGGGCATTGCCGTCAATGACGATCGGCTCTTCATTCAAATACTTGGCCAGTTTGGTGCCTTCCAGTAATACGCGAGTTATGTCTGGACCAAGCATATTGGTCAAAGTATCCGTCAAGCAAAGCGCTACCGCGTTACAGCGCCCGGTTAATTCCAGATTTATGAAAGTCTGCTGGGAAAGATATTTGAAATAGTGAATGAGCTTGGCTATGTCACGGACGTGCAGGCGCGCCGTCCAACTGGTGTGCGCGACAACCGGCAGCAGCAAGCGCCATTGGTCTTGGTGTACGCCTTGCCCACGCAGGCGCAGCATATCGTCACGGTACTGGTCGTGCATTGCGGACAAGAATTCATCCGGCACGGTGAACAATGTAGGGTCATCAACCCTTGACGTGCGCGCCCAGACGGTGTGGTTTCTCAGAGAGCAGAAGATTTCTCTTTCCAAGATAGTGAAGTCAATAAAATGCAGGAGGGCCGATGGCATCTCGATGACCGGCGCATCCACAGCCATTATTTCTTCCGGGTCATAGTCCATGGCAATGTCACGGCTGAACCGCCATGCCTTCACGGCATCGCTGGCCAGCGCGCGTTGCGCAATTTTAATTTGCATTGTGCAGCTCCATCAATTCACAGGGATGCTGCAGCACCTTGGTCAGCACGGCATCCAAGTCTTTTATGATAACGTCGATGACGTAATGCTGCCCCGGCAGAAATTTGCCTATGCTTTTTTCTCGCACGTTGACGAGCACTTCGCGCATGCCCTTGGCTGGCTCCACGAAATGATGATTGTTATAGATCAAGACTTCTTCCCATACGCGATGGATTGCCGCCATAATATCAGCCAGTGCAACGATCGCGCCTTCCTTGTGCTCCTTTGCTACGGCGTGGTCCATGACAAGCGTGGCCAGATGCAGCTTGCGGGCCAGATTGGCAATGCCGTTCATTTCAAGCTGGGTCATTGACGCGCGCAGCTCCTTGGAAAAATATTTGGTAGGGCGCGGCACATCGCCGGTGATGGTTTCATCAAAGTCATGTACGACTGCGCGCGTCAAGACCTTGCCTATGTCAATGTTAGGTTCCACCTGATTGAGCCAGTCCGTGATGATGTAACAAAATATGCAGACCATGCCGACGTGTTCCAGAACATTTTCCGGGTGGCACATTTTCAACATGCTGAAACGTTGTATGCCGCTGAGGCGCGAAACCAGACTGAAGATGCCATCCACGGTCATGCAGACTCCAGTATCAAGCGCACGTTGTCGCCGGGTTTCAAGTCCGGCGCTTCGGTGCCCAGATAGATCGCCAAATTGCCTCTGCTGAGAACAGCAAAATAACCAAGCACTTCGTATTCAAATTGTGCGTCGCCTTTGGTATCTTTGGCTCCACGCAAGATGCGCGTACGCTCTTCAACGTTGACAATGACACAAGGGAAAACATAGCGGGTCATGCGCGGTGCTACCGTTGGCGGTTCCGGGCCGGACTTAGCCACTTACCCACTGGCTCTTTCTGAGGAGAGAGAGGCAGCGCACGGCGACCAACGCGCTGCGGGTTTGTGGACCGCGTCATTTAAAACGGTATTTCTCCCTGTGGACTTGCGTCATCCATTTCCATTTCCGCTGCCAGCTTGTCACCGCGCAGACAGGACTCATACATGGCCTTGCCCTGCATCAACAGATCCTTGTTGACCATGCCCTTGTTATTGAGCAACGCAGATTGCATGACGGGAGTGATGTCAATGGTGAACCATGTGCCCTGTGCGTTGCTTCGCTGACGCGTTCTAATGCGGTAGAGAAAAGCAAAGCTCGGCGGATTGATACCGTCCACCACCCTGTTGCTCATGGTGGTCATCCAGCTTCTGCTCACGGAATGCAACGTGCTGGTCATCGGCAGCGCATAAGGTGCGATGGTGCCATCCTCGCGCACCAAAAAGCCCAGATGGTTGCGGCGCTCCAGCAGTTCATGGCCGTTGGGCAAACGCCAGCGGACCTTGTTGGGATTGCGATCATCGCGGATTTCTTGGGCGTCAGTCGGCAACATGCGATGCATGCCGACCAAGCCACCGCCTTGGTCACGCGTAATCCATTCCGCAAAGTCCTTGTAGAAATAACACGGCTGGAAAACCAATCCTTCCTGCCCGCTGATCACTGGCGGTGTTGCACCGCGCAGCCAAAAACTCCCGGCCTCGGCACCTTCTACATACGCCCCGCCCGCGCGATTGACGGCTTTTGAACCGGTTTGGAAAATCGTTATCAGCGGTACGAGATTGTCCTCTTGCGCCTTTGAAATGCCTTGGCCCTTGGTTGCTTCCAGCATCGCCTTGTATTCATCGTCTACGTCAGCGGGCACCGTGCTTGCCTGTGCTGACTGCACTTGCTTTGCCATTATAGTCACCCTCCTATTCTATGATTTTCAGTTTGGCTTCACGCCCGATGTCACCACCTATTATGTCCAGCGGCACGACTGCGCCATTGGCGGTGGCTTCTTTCAACCACTTTGACAAGGTGCCAGAGTGGACCGTTTCGTCAACCTGAGGATGCAAACCTTTTTCCCGTAATTGGTCCGCGATGATAATCGCGGTGGCTCTGTTTTCTCTGGGAAAAGAAACGGAAACCTCAGTTTTGATAAGATCACCGTGCCCGTTCGCCGTAAGCCACTGGAAGGCCTCCGCGCGCTTTTCTTCCGGCCAGCTTGCCGCTATGTTCGCGCGGATATATGGGCGGGCGGTTATTTCATATGCCGGGGTGTTGCCCTGCGCCGTCAGAGTGAACTTCGTCATGTGAGCTTGATGCATCAGGTCCGGCAGGGTTTGCCGCGTCAATACGTGCAATTGACCGGCCAGCTCCTTGATTTGCAATTCGAGGGATTCTATCTGCAGAGTGATGTCGCGCGCTTCAAGACCAGCGGCGGTGATTGTTTGTAACAGGTCATCTGGCATTGTCTCTCTCCTCTTGTGGTACTTTGGTCCAACGTTTATCAACTTGCAATCTTTTTGTTGGCGGCACAGAATTGAATCCCACACAAATCCGGAAGATACTGACATGCCGATGAACTGGCGGGACGTTGCTCCCCTTGCTGCCTATATCAACAGGGTGGGTGCGCAGCAGCTTAATTTCCGCAAATTTATCATCAGAGAAGATCGCGGCAATTACTACGTGGAAAAGACCATCATCACGTTGGCACCGGATGGTGAGATCACCTGCGGAGACGCGGAGTACGCCCCCACCGGTGAAGAAGCAGCGGCCATCAAGGCAGCGTTCTTGAACGGCAATTTTGATTTCCCCACATGGGTAAAAGCACCACCGGCCAAGCTGCCTGAACTGCGTACGCTGATTGGTACGTCTGATCCGTTGTATGAATTCTATGAGCGCGGCACGGACACCGTCATCATGGTGCAACAGCGCGGACGCAAGGCTGACGGCAGCAAGCAATACAATCCATGGTCGTACTGGAGTGACGGCATATGGCGCAGGATGGAGCCGGACTGCAAGTTGCCGATATGGAAACCTAGATTTTCTACTAATAAAAGAAGGATCATGATGCATGAAGGTGCCAAGCCTGCGGCGGCGGTGCATGCACTGTGCAGTGACCCTGCCCGCCGTGCGGAGCTTGGTGAGCATCCTTGGTTTGAAGAACTTGTGGAGTATGAGCATTGGGGCGTCATCGGTGGCGCGTTGGCACCGAAGCGAACGGACTTCACGGCAATACGCACGGAAAAGCCTCTTGAGCTGATATATGTTTGCGACAATGACTTCCCCGGCAAGGACGTGCTGCAGGCGATTTCCAAACTGGTGAACTATCCTTTGAAGGGCGTCATGTTTGATGACTCCTTCCCCAAATCATGGGATATGGCTGATCCACTGCCCCGAGCAATGTTCAGCGGTGGTGGCCGTTGGATAGGGAATCAATTGCGCAGCTACATGAAGCCAGCGACGTGGGCGACAGCACAACGCAAGGAAGAACGGAAAACTATAACCAGCATCAGGAAGGACTTCGCCGAGGAATGGTCGCACTGCGTCAACCCGGACGTATATGTGCATCATGAATGGAGCGACAGAATCTATGGCCCTGATCAGTTCAATGATGTGGTCGCGCCGTACAGCGATATCCTTGACACAGCCACTTTGTTGAAAAAGACGGACGCCTGTAAGCAGGCGGTGCTGCAATATGAGCCGGGGTTGCCTCCCGGCGTCTATATTTCAAATGGTGATCGCTTCATCAATACGCACAAGCCGCCGGGAATTAAAAGTGAGGCTGGAGACGCCAGCAGATGGATTGACTTCATGAAGCATCTAGTGCCTGTCATGAAGGATCGTCAACACCTGTTGCGCTGGTGCGCGACGCTGATCGCCAAGCCTACTGTCAAGATGCATTATGGCGTTTTGCTTATTTCAGAAACGCAAGGTGTAGGGAAAGGCACGCTGGGTGAACGCATCTTGGCTCCGTTGATTGGCGTGGCCAACGTGTCACAGCCCAGCGAGCATGACATCGTTGACAACGCTTTTAATTATTGGTCTGCACACAAGCGGCTAGCCGTCGTGCATGAAATATACGCGGGGCATTCGGCCAAGGCATACAACAGACTGAAGTCGCTGGTGACGGACAAAACCATCACCGTCAGTAAAAAATACATGGCAGAATATCAAATAGAAAATTGGCTGCACATTTTCGCCTGTTCAAATTCCAAGAGGGCATTGAAGCTTGATGATCAGGATAGACGTTGGCTGGTACCAGCCATAGGCGATGACAAACGCAACGCTATATACTGGCAGGAGTTCAATCACTGGCTTACGCAGGAAGGCGGATTGTGCATCATCAAAGGATGGGCGGAGAAGTTTGTTCAAGAACATGGTACGGTCATGCCGGGGCAAAGCGCACCCAAGACCGTAGCCAAAGATGAGGTTGTACGTGAGGGCTGGTCACCCGGTCAAATTTGGGTGGCCGATTTCCTAGAACAAATGAAAACAAGAAATTCTGATAAAAAAGTCTTCATGACGGATGCAGATTTGATTGAAGGCATCAAGCAGATGGTGCATGGTGGCAGGCAAAGCGAGTATTTGGAACGTCCCTATACAGTGCAGAAGGTTGCCAAACAATGCGGGTGGTATGTAGGACGTAACAGGGTCTATGCGCGTGAATGGAATAGGCGCGGTGGACGCGCGTATCTCATCGCTACTACACCGGAGCTGGCCAACGCGGCAAATCCTGCACAGGTGGCTAGTGCTACCGATTTAAAATTTGTAGACGTTGTGCAGGAAGCTAGAAATATGGACCTGTGATTCTTTTCTCTAGATAGTATTTCGGCAAATCTTCAGCGCACACCACGAAGAGATATAGACGCGGGTGGTCTTGCCTGAACCATTCCTGCGTCTTAAGCCATTCGCAATACGGATAGTCAGCGAGCAAACAAGGGGCTTCCATGCCTTTGTATCTGCCGAATGGAACAATTGCGTTCATCACCTCATAGTGTATCTCTGGCAGGTCGCCGCCCGGTGGCTTTGTTGTTTTCATTAGGATCTCCACACCATATGCAACAGAATTTTCTCGATTTCATAAACCCTATATACTTTGATCTACTACTTCTAATCCCATAGGGTTTACAAAACAAGTAAAAAAGTGTCCAATATGGTGTAAAGAAATTGCATAGCTCCTTGGGCCATACACAGGTGCCCGAACGTCCTATTTGCAATTCCGTAATAATCACGGCAGTAATGATTTCCAA